TTATTTTCATAAGGAAAGACAACTACATCGACCTCAGCCTCTGCCGCACGGATGTATTGCCTTGATGATTGAAGCCCTACTGCTTCTGCTGTCTCGCGGGATATGCCGCGCCCTTCCAAAAATGCGATGCTGTCTGGTGTGAGTGCATCAGTCTCAATCTTTTGAGCAACCACCTTCTGCTCCTGTTGTCTGATGTTTGGCATTCTCTCTTCAAGAGGCACGATCCCCTGCTGTTGGCAGTGCCAACACTGATAGAGGACTTTATCCTGCGTTATGTTGAGAGATAATGTTCTGTCGTTCTTCTTCTTGCGTTCTGGGCCACAGGATGGACAGACGATCTTATGCTGACCCGCCCCCTTCCTGAGTGCCTCGGAACGCAGAATGCTATCAAGTTGCATTCAACCCTCCTTCTGCTCTGACCGCGCCAGAATATGCAGAGGAGTGCCTCCAGTCAAGCCACTAGATATAGATCAGGTTCTAACGTAAGTATATAAACGCGCGCGTATATAGTTATACTTACTATATACCACCCACCTATAGGTGGGTGGAACTAGCTATAGGTTAATAAGCTATAGGTGTTTATTAACTATCCATCTTGAGGTTATCAGGAAATGATAACTCTTCGAGTTCATAAACTCGAATAACGGATCGCGGTTGATCGCGATCCAACTGCCAGTAAATTTTCTTCTGTTTGACCTGTCGGTCATTCTCATAGATGTAACCCTGCATAATATCCAAGATCAGGCTCTCATCCAGATCAGGTCTTCGGGTTGAGTAGTAGATCACCATCTCAACGCAGACATCTTTTTTTGTTGGCACTATTCCACGAGGCAGTTGTTCTTCGGCACTCTTCCAGTAACGCCGTGCCTTGTCCGACTTGATAGAAGCCATGCGGTTGCCGAACTTAACAATCTTGCGGCTGTTCGCCTTCGATGCAGGCTCACCCAAGATCTGGAAAGTGATATCGAATCTCACTCTTGACTCCTTATCGTCTTACGTTTAGAACATACCATGAAAGGGGACATCATGAAACTTACAAATCATCACGGACTTCCTGAATCGTTTGTGGCATTCGCCAAGGATGACAAGTATTCCGCAGGTGTTGCAGACATCAGCGTGACTGGTCTTATCGATAGCCCACGCATCCGCATCTTGAAGCGGCTCAACGCAGAGAAGATGGAGACAGATGTTGTGGATATGGTGTGGCCTTTGTTCGGCACTGCCGTTCACCACATCCTTGAGAGCAGCAGCAACGGGGTGGACATCATCCAAGAAGAGCGGCTGTTCCATGAGTTCGGCGGGTGGACTGTATCGGGTGCCATCGACCACCAGAAGATCGTGGACGGCGCGATCCAGATCACCGACTACAAGGTGACTGGCGAATACTCTGTGATGATGGGCAAGGATGAGTGGGTGCAGCAGCAGAACTGCTATGCAAACCTTGTCCGCAAGGTGAAGAAGATGCCTGTTGAGTCAGTGCAGATCTGCGCTATTGTGCGTGACTGGAACCGCCGCAAGGCACAGATGGAAAAGGATTATCCGCAGGCACCAGTGGTCATGATCGACCTGCCACTGTGGACTGAGGGATACGCCGATCAGTATATGCTTGAGCGCGTTGCGCTCCATCAGATTGCTGATATGGAGTATGATCTGAACGGCAACTTACCTCGCTGTTCGGATGAGGATCGCTGGCTTCGCGGTGAGAAGTGGGCGGTCATGAAGGGGAAAGCAAAGCGCGCAACAAAGCTTTGTGACTCTGAGGCTGAGGCAATCAGCTATATCGATGGTGATCCGCAGTTGCGGATCGAACACCGCAAAGGTGAACATGTTCGCTGCTCAGGTGATTACTGTGGAGTTGCAGCGTTCTGTGACCAGTGGAAAGCAGAAGGATAAAGCTATGGCTAAATCTGTTTGGGAGACTTTGTCTGCCATAAACGTAAACGACCACACCGAAAAGAAGAACGGCCTGACCTATCTCTCTTGGGCGTGGGCATGGGGTGTGCTGAAGCAGCATTACCCAACGGCACAGTTTCAGAAGCACATCTCTGAGCAAGGCTTGCCTTACTTTAAAGATGATCAAGGCTTCACATACGTTGCCGTGAGTGTGACTGTGGAAGACCAGACACACACAGAGGTGTTTCCTGTTATCAATTACAGCAACAAGGCGGTTCAGAACCCTGATTCATTTCAGGTTAACACAGCGCTTCAGCGCTGCTTGGCTAAGGCGATTAGCTATCATGGTCTGGGCCACTACATATACGCGGGTGAAGATCTTCCACAAGATGAAGAGCCCGTAAAGCCTGCCGCAAAACCTGCACCAAAGCAGAGCGCAGGCAAAGGCTCAGGGATGATCAAGACAACCTTTATGGAATTCATTCCTGTCGCCGCAACCACAGAGGAACTCGTGAACTTCTACAAGAAGAACGAGGGAACTCTGAAAACCCTTGAGGAGTTGGATCGACCATCCCACGCAGAGGTGATGGCCGCGTTCAAAGCCCGCAAGGAACAACTGCAGAAAGAAGGAGTAGCAGATGGCGTATGATGGCCCCGGTGGTGCACTGTTCAAGAACAACAAGAAGACTTCGGATCGGCACCCTGATCTGACAGGCTTTGTTGAGTTGAACCAAGAGGCAGCACAATCAATCGTGGATCAACTTAATCGTGGCATTGAGTATCCAAAGCTTGAGATCTCAGCATGGACAAAAGTTTCCCAGAAGGGAAACAAGTTCATCAGCATGAGTGCCAAGAAGCCGTGGGAGAAAGGCAACCAAGCTTCATCCCGTGACTTCCAAGCACCCGAACCTCAGCATAACGACATGGACGACTCGATCCCGTTTTGAGGTGAAGCATGAACGAACTCGTTGAGAAGTGGCGCATCAGGGCGGCTGAGTGGCTCGACTTACAAGAGGCAGCAGACATCCTGCGCGAAACGAAGAACGATGTGTTCGCAGAAATCATGTCAGCACAGGACGGGTCTTCGATTGCCGAAAGGGATCGTATGGCCCGTCTATCACCAGAGTGGAAAGAATTCCGCGATAAGATGCTTGAGGCAGAAGCCAAGGCCCGCAGGGCAAGGATGCGCCTCAAGTATGAGCAGATGATCTTCGACTCTTGGAGAACTGAAAACGCGAATGCAAGAACCGAGAGGATTCACGGATGAGCAATCTGACTAATCGCCCGATATTCCAGAAGGGGAGCAAACCTTCGGTGTCGAAGCCCATCAGGAATGCGGCCAAGGACGCAACCTGCACCCTCAATCTGCCGTATGTCTGTGACAACACGACAGAAACTGTGGTCTTCTGCCACCTTCGGCTCTTCAATCTGGCGGGGATAGGTCAGAAGCCAGATGATTTGTTCGGCATTGATGCTTGCGCAAATTGCCATCAGATCCTTGACAACCGGAGCCTCTGGGAAGAGGCCGGCTTGAAGCACGAGCATATTCTGTGGGCTTTGATACAGTCACAGAAACGGCGGCGTGAGGCCGGCCTCATCACCCTCAAGGGAGCAGATGATGAATAAAAAGACAGCTATGTTAAAGCTTGCAAAGCTGCTGTCCATCGAAGAGACAGCACAACTTTTGGGCATCTCTCGCGCCACCCTTTATCGGTGGATGAAAGATGAAGCTATGTTCTTCCCAGAGCCTGTGCATCGGGATAACTTTGTCGGGTTCAATGAAGCAGATGTCCGCAAGTGGATGAAGATTATTCAGGGGTGAACGATGGAAAGAAATGATGCGCTAGAGATTGCGAAGATCCTGATCAACGGAGAACGCGCGGATCAATACGGAGATGCTGTGGCATCGATGGAGAGGGTTGCAGGTCTGTGGTCAGCATACCTTGGCATCGAACTGGAGACAAAGGACGCAGCCGCCATGCTGTGCCTTCTCAAGATCTCTCGCATTGCATCAGGCAAGAAGGCTGACAACTGGATTGACCTGATCGGATACGGCGCTATCGGTGCCGAAGCAGAAGGGGAAGACTGGGAGCAGGACGGGGATTAACCCTGCTCCCTCTGGAACCTCAGAGCTCTTCTGATCAAAAGATCTCTTTGTTGCATCAAGGCTCTGATCAGTTCATTCTTGCGATCTTCAGGAAGACGATCATTGTCTCTAATCTGATTGATGCGGCGAGAGATCTCTTTTCTTCTGCGCTCAATGTTGTTGATTACATTGATGGCACGAATCTCATTAGGATACCTTGTGCGAAGTTGTCGAATGCCTTCGACATTGCCGTTGTTGCGGTAAGCCTTGAGTTCTGCCTCAACAGTTTCAACCTGATCACGGAAGCGGAAGTATGACTCAGCATCTTCACGCTCACTGACAGATCCGATAAACTTTCTGACGAGAGGTATCGCACGGAACTTACTTTCAAAGGTGCGCTGCTCATCAGTCAGGACAGATGGCAATTCCGCAGTTCTTTGCAAGAATGCACCCGCACCACCGGTGGCAAAATCAAACCAGAACTCCAGAGTTTCTGGCGAGATATCAACCCATCCGCCACGGATCTCATTACCACCAGTAAACTCATTCAAGAAGCCTGTGATGCCGA